TCAGTTCGCAGACCTGACAACATTTGTCCAATCGGTCAACATTAACCGTGGCCGTTCACGCCAGCTGCAAGAGTTCAACGCAGGCACAGCAACCGTTTCATTTTGGAACAAGTCCAGAGCGCTAGACCCTCTCAACACCTCAAGCCCCTACTGGAATACCATCGCCAATACCACAGGCATCGTTCCACGTTTACCAATTCAAATTCTCGCCAATAACATCCCCATTTATACCGGGGTAATTCAAGACTGGAATGTGGACTACGACCTAGGCAACAACGACATTGTTTACGCCACTTGCGCTGACGACTTCACAGTGCTTGCCAGCGCCACCCTTGCCGACAACGCAGTCAGCGCGGAACAGACCGGTACTCGAATCAGTGGCGTTTTGAACTATATTGAGGTGGCTTATCAGGGCGCACGATCTATTGCCACTGGGTCTTCCATTTTGGGCTCCACAGCTTCTAATCCTGATTTCAGTATTCAACAGGGAACGTCAGTTTTAAATTATTTGCAGTCGGTCACCAACGCAGAGCAGGGCTATCTGTTTATGTCGGCTGAGGGCACTCTTACATTTAAGGGTAGGTCTCAAGTTCTCAACCCGATCTCAGCCGCAACTTTCACAGGTGACGACTCGGTCGGCATTCGATACCAAACACTGATGAACCAGTTCGGTGATGAGCTTCTTTATAACGTGATCGTGACTGAAGGCCCAGCTGGTGGACCATTTACAGCGACCGACAGCGACTCGGTAGCGCAGTACCAAGCGCAGACTTACAGCCAAACGAGCCTGCTTAACTCCACGACCACAGAACTTGAGGGGATTGGCAACTACCTTCTCGGCAAGTACCGCCAGCCTCAACTCCGCTTCACAGGGCTTTCCACACAGCTGTTAGCTGTTGACCCCACCAAACAGAACCAATGCCTGAACCTCGACCTGACCGACATCTGCAATGTTGTCAAACACTTTGCCGTTGGTTCTCCGTCATCGGTTGACCAAACAGTAATCGTGACAGGCATCAGCCACAACATCACACCCGGCAGCCACATCATCACCTACACATTCGAGTCGACCGACGGCAACGCTTATCTCACCCTAGATGACCCTGTTTTCGGTACTCTTGACAACAACCTTCTCAGTTTCTAAAGGAGACACAACATGACCTATCCGAACTTTGTAGCGGGGGATATCCTCCGCGCCCAGGACATGAATGCAGTCGCCGGGTGGAAAATTGCCTCAGGCAGCTTGGCCGTCAGCACCACCCCAGCGAATGTGACAGGCGTGTTCAGCTCTGACTACAAGAACTACCGCCTGCTTTTAAACGTAACGAACAAGTCAGCTTCAATCCGTGTCGACATGAAATACTTGGTCGGAACAACACCGACCAGCACAAACTATTACCAAGCAGGCATCGGCTCGGACTACACCTTCAACAACACGCTGTACTACCAGCGCACGAACGGCGACAGCCAGTTATTCGGTATTCAAAGTTCTGCTTTGTTGTCACAGTCCATTGACATTTACAACCCAAATAAGGCCGCTATCACGATGCACCACGGCACTCTTGTTGACGCCAACTTTGGCTTTCCGTACATGATCGGTGGAAGCCAAAACTCAAGCACCGCTTTCACAGGGTTCCAGCTGCTTACGAGCGCAGGAACCGCCACAGTCGAATATCAAGTGATTGGATACACCGACTAATGAGCAACACCGAAAAGCAACTTGTTCACGACTGGTCTTCGGGCAGTCTTGAGATTTACGAAATTGACGCCCCCATTGAGGAGACAAATGAACCGCCTGCTGACGACGATTCTGCTGGTGCTTAGCCTCACCGCTTGCGCTGACCGCACTCGCTACAACTGCGAAGACACCCCCAATAACGGCATATTTGAAAGGCGCTGCGAATGAAACCCGACAACCGTTTAAGCAACGAAGAAATCAAAGCACGACTCATCCTTGTGGTCGGCATCGGCTTAACGCTCTCATTTGTGATGGCTATCGGCTCTCTTATATTCGGACTTTTATTTGTGGTACAGCCGACGGAGCAAAGCCCCAATGACGCGGAGGCGTGGGGTGTTCTGTCACCGATGTTGATGACCCTTGCAGGCGGTCTCATAGGCCTATTAGCAGGTAATGGGTTGAAGGATAAGCCAAAGGATCCGCCAAGTGCCCCGTAAGTATCCGTTCTACCCAGCATGGGACGGCAAGAAAGCATCGCCCGTCACCGAGAAGCTGATGGATCTATGCAAGCGCCGCTGGGGGTTTACGAACCTAGGCATCTACGCCAACCGCCAGATGCGAGGCTCCAACAATCTCTCGGTTCACGCCACTGGCTTCGCCGTGGACATCGGCTACGGCAGAGGCAAGGACGCTCGCGCCAAGGCCGTGCAAGCATGGGACTGGTTTCTCAAGTATTCCGAGGAGCTGCGTATCTGTGAGATACACGATTACGCATACAAAGAATGGGGTCGCGGGTACAGGTGTTCGCGTGGCATTGGCACCAAAGGTGTCAAGGTGTTTACCGCTACCGACAACGCAGGCACACCCGGCGGGACATGGCTACACGTCGAAGTGTCTAACGACTGGGAAAGCCCCGAAGCATTCGAACAAACTTGGAGAGGACTTCCAAAACCATGAACATTGTTTACGTTTCTCAAGACGCTGTCGCGCTCGGTCTGAAGTGGTACCCGGGCGACCCCGTGAACCTTCAGTGGCGTGTCGCAGCTGTGAACTGGTCGGGCACTTATGTTGCGAAGCTGCGTAAATATGCAGACCCAGCGTCGGAGGAGATCGCCACGTTTACTGTGACCGCTACTTATGACGCGGTAAACCTTTGGACAAACTTCACTGTCACTCTCGCAACGGCTATTGCTGAGGGTCAGTACTGGTGGAGTTGTAAACAAACAGGAGGCGTGACGCGCTTCAGTGGTTTGGTGATTGTGGATGCCTGACGAAGTAACCATCATCAATCTTGAGCCTCCTGTCATTGTGGAGGTGTCTGAAACTGTTGTCACTCTCACGGGTTATGTGGCTGGTTCTCCGGGTATTCAAGGCCCGACTGGCGCTACTGGCCCAACAGGCCCACAGGGCGCACAAGGCCCCCAGGGTGCGCAGGGCCCAACTGGTGCGACTGGCGCTACGGGTGCTACTGGCCCTCAGGGCGCGCAAGGTGCTCAGGGTGCTCAGGGTGCTCAGGGTTCTGTTGGCCCAACTGGTGCAACTGGTGCTACTGGTGCCACGGGTGCTCAGGGTTCACAAGGCCCTCAGGGTTCTGTTGGCCCACAGGGCGCAACAGGCGCACAGGGTTCACAAGGGCCTCAGGGTTCTCAGGGCCCTCAAGGTTCTGCTGGTGCTACGGGTGCTACTGGTGCGCAAGGCCCACAGGGCGCACAGGGAGCCCAAGGCCCACAAGGCGTTGCTGGTGCCACAGGCCCACAAGGAGCCACGGGTGCTACAGGTTCGGGCGTAACCGCATTTCTTAAGCCCGTGTCAGGTCAGACATATTCTGCGCTAGGCAATGCCTCAGGCGATCAAGGTGGTGTTCTCGGTGCGAGCGAACTAAACTTTAATCCGTTCTTCGTTGAAAGTTCAGCAACCTATGACCAAATCTCCGTGCGAACCGCAGGCAACTTTTCAGGTAGTGGCGTAGTCAGACTTGGAATCTACGACGACAACGGAGGGGTGCCAGGCAATTTAGTACTTGACGCTGGAACGGTGTCTACGACCGCCGCAAACACCGTCTACACAATTACTATCAGCCAAACGCTGTCGGCTGGTATGTACTTTCTCTGTGCTGTTTCTCAAACACAAGCGACAACAAACACTTACATTATCGGGCAAACACAGTCAACATTATTTAGCCCGATTATGGTTGGATACCCTCTTGCTTTTGGTACAAGCCTTCAACTTGGTTTTCGTGAAACAGGTGTGTCGGGAGCGTTGCCTTCTTCGGCGGGCACAATAACTCGCACTGGTAGTGTCGTAAAAATGCAAATGAGGGTGGCATGAACCGTGAAGTTATTTTTGGTCTTGGTGGGTTCTGTGAGAACTGTGACGACACCCACGACCACCCACTCCACAACATCGTCGAGGTTATTGAGACCCCCGACTTGGAAACTCCCGAGGAGCTTGGACTCTCCTAGGGGCTAGGAGGGTTGGGTGTGTTGTTTCTCCCCCGATCCAACCCTCCGCTTTCGTAATGCTTGACTTGTGTTTACACATAGGGCAGAATGTTTACACGGGCGACCAAGCGCCCCTAAACAAAGGAGACATCATGTTTGATGACTTGCCACTGTTTCGCAGTGCAGACCCAATCACCTCAGTGCTAGGCGCTGGCGATGTGAAACCACGGAGAACCACTCAGGCGATGCAGCTGCTTGCAGAGTACGCCCACAGAGACGGCCTCACCGATGAGGAGGCTGGACTGTTCTCAGGGCTTCTAAGCCGTCCTAAGTGCTGCTACTGGAAACGGTGCAGCGAACTACGGGCTAAGGGTTTAATCGCCCCTACGGGCGTTACAAGGCTGTCTAGCGCAGGCTCAGCGATGCAGGTCTGCACCATCACCCCAGCAGGGAAAGAAGCGCTCCGATGATGGTATTCCTAGTCACCCTGCCTCTAGGGTTATTCATGGCCTGCCT